TACTATCTTGATATTTACTTACAAAAGATTGATTATTAGTATAATCTGTTGCATTCATCCAGCCAGCAATAGTAAAATCACCTGTACCTAGATTGCAAGCATTGCCCATAGTTATATAATCATCAGTACCATCAAAAGATGCTGACCCATCACTTATAGGTACAACTGCTCCTGTGTCAAGGTTAGACTTTAATACTAATCCGTCACTTATGATCCCAGGCGTAGATACATTTCCTGCTGTTTTAAGGGAAGATCCTAATCCTAAATTCACACTTAACCTAAATAGCCAATAGCTTTACCTGAAGCTAGCTCGAAAGCTGTCCATCTTCCATATATTGTCATACCTGCAGGGAAAGTAATCCCATCTGATACGACACCTCCTGATGCTGATACAGATGTACTTGTTCCTGCATCATCAGGGAATAGTTGGGTTGTTTCTGCAACAAGTCCTGTAGCTCCACTCTCAAAAACTGAATCTTCAATAAATTGGATTGCTACAAAAGCTCCACCTACTGCTGTTACTGCATCTGTTGAGGCTATAATTGAACCACCTTGCCCTAGTGCTACACTTGCAGCAGATTCTGCTGAGTATTGTTTTCCAGCCATTGTATTCTCCTAAACTTATTATGAATTTGTTTTTTTTGTTGCCTTAGCCTTCTTTTTTGCTTTTGGCTTTTCTAATACTTCTATATCAAATCTTCCATCTTTCTCTAGATTTTCTAATTTTTTAGCCCCAATATAATACTCTGTATTTGAGTTGTAGCCTGATGGGACTTTATTGCTTTTAAAAACTACTTTAATGTCCTTCATATACTCTCCAATTTAGTATAGAGGGGGCATAAGCCCCCCATATACAGTTTAGATCTAACTAGCTTACCAACTAGTAGTACCTTCTTCAACAATACCCCAACATTTAGTTTGAGAAGCATCTTGAAGTAATTTAACTCCAAAGATATTATCTCCAACTACTTTATGAGAGATGTAGTCCATATCATATTGAGATTGGACATTTGGAGCTTTACTGTAAGCTATTCCTAAAGCAGAATTATGCAATAAGAATCCACCAAGAACATTGGCGTTATTTAAAGCACCATCAGCAGAATCTACTGCATCATTATGGTTTGTTGATGTGATATTGTTAGAGAGATATACAGGCATCCCCATAACTTGACCAACTAAACCATTAGGTACATCTACAGCTCCTGTTTTAGAAACGTGAATAAAATCATCTATTGTAAAAAGAGATGAGTATAAGGTAGGATTCAGTATTAATGCACACTCATTAAGTGGAGCATTGTTTTCCATCGCTACTTTGCTCATATGGGCTAATGTAGCAGCATCAATAGTTTTACCTACTGCATTGGCTGCTATATTAATACATTCTGTTGTCAATGCTAATGCAACTTCAACAGCCACCTCAACACCTAAGCCTAATTTATATCCAATAGAGTCTGCATACATAGAAAGTAAGTCAGAACTTGACTGAATAGCACCCATATCTTCAATCATAGCTGAAGCATATTGGTGTTGGCTGATTTCGATTGATAGCTTATCCTCAGTAGCGTTTGTGTAATTCACAGGAACGTGAGCAGCTTTAACTGCTGCATCTGCTACATCTGCCACAGAAGGGATATGTATTGTATCACCACCACCTGTAACAAGTGATGAATAATCAGTTGCTAAATTTCCCATTACTAAACTCTTCTTGAAAGAAGCTCTTACTGCATCTGTCCATATTTCAGGGATAAATACTGCTAATTCAGTATCAGAAGCCTGTGATGCTACAGGATTCGCTGAACCTATTGTTGTTGCCATTTTATGTTACTCCATTATTTTCGATTTTTAGCATTAGCTATAATTGTATTCCAATTATCTTTTTTGTCCTGCTTGCTCATTTGAGTCCAATCGCCTAAAGGTTTTTCAGGCTGCCTTGGGCTACCTACAACTTCAGGAACATTAGCCTTTGCATTATTAATTTTATTAGTTACATACTCAAGAGTTTCAAAATCTAATTTAGATAATGATCCTCTTTCATCTTCAGGAACATTACTCAAAAGAGCCTCACGCTTTGCTTCTTCGTATTTAGCCCACTTATCAGCATTATTAGTCAAAGATTTTATCTTTTCTTCATTCTGCTCATAAAGAGTCTTGTACTCTTCTTTCTTTTTTAGCTTTGCCTGTTCAGACTTTTCTAAATCAGATTCAAGTTTAGCCAGGCGAGCCTCGGCATCCTGCGACCTTTTACGATACTTTTTGCTTTCTGCAATTAACGCTCCTACATCGGTCGAATCTGTAGTTGCCTCGTTAGTAGTTTCCTCACTTACTGTTTCAGTAGCTACTGGGTTTGTTTCTTCGGACATACTGCCCTCCATGTTGTGTTTGAGATTTTGTAAACTACAATATCTTGCATTTTACAGGTAGCGTAAGTTAAATTACTTTACTTGCTAATTGCAAGTTTATTGAGATTGAGTCTCAATCCTATATGAATAAACACGAAAATTACAAAAAAGAATGGTTCGAGTTTATGGGGTATAAGCCCCATTCAGGGCAATTGAAGCTACATTTCCCTGAAAAAGACTCTGCACGATTCTTTGTTATGGTATGTGGCAGAAGATTTGGTAAAACGACTGCATCAGCTATGGAGGCTACTTACATAGCATCTCAGCCAAATAAAAAGATATGGCTTGTAGGTCTATCTTATGATAAAGCAGATCTGATGTTCAGAGAAGTGTGGCAAAAGATGGTAGTAGGTCGAGCCAATGATATAGAACGTGCATCTGAAAAAGAGCGTTTCATCAAATTCAAGTGGGGGACTACAATAGAAGGTAAGTCTGCTGATAATCCTGATTCACTTGTAGGGGAAGGTCTTGACTTACTCATTATAGATGAGGCAGCCAAGGTTAAGAAGCGAATATGGGATATGTATCTATCTCCCACTCTTTCAGATAGGAAAGGGAAAGCAATATTCATAACTACCCCTGAAGGGTATAATTGGATATACAAGATTTTCTTGCTTGGGAAGTCAGACCCTTTATGGGAATCACACCAAGCTCCATCCTGGAACAATCAATATGCGTTTCCTGATGGTAAAAAAGACCAATTTCTTATTGAACGTAAGAGAAATATGTCAAAAGAGTTGTATGAGCAGGAATATGCAGCCAAATTTACGTCATTTGAGGGTAGAGTGTACTCATTTGACAGAGCATTGGACGTAGGTGACTTCCCATACAATCCAAACTTCCCCACATTCTGCTCAATTGACTTTGGGTATAGAATGCCTGCAGTTGCTTGGTTTCAGACCTACAGGGTAGCAGGGTTTTGGCATATAAGCATTATAGATGAGATTATACATGAGCAAAACATCAAGACTGATGAATTAATCGAAAAAATTAAATCAAAGCCATATCATGTAAGAGAATACTATGGTGATCCTGCAGGAATGCAAGCCCAAGGGCAGTCAGGGATGGGCGATATAGAAATATTTAGAAGGCATGGCATACAAATCAGAAGTGTAAGAGATAAAGTATCTCGAAGTATTGCATCAGGGATTAGTCATGTTAGAGGTTTCATAGAAAATGCACAGGGTGAAAGATTTGTGCATTTACACAGTAAGTGTACAGGACTTGCAGAGGATTTCGAGAATTATCGTTATCCTGAAGCAGTCGATGGGAAAGATTTAAAGCCTGAACCCATAAAAGATGGCAGAAACGACCATGGTATGGACATGGTTCGTTATTTTTTCTTAAACAGATTCCCCATAAGGCAAAGAGAGGTTGGAGTAATTAAAAGATGAGCTTACCCGAACAAATAATACAAGAGTCAGTAGCAGATTACAAATTAGCCCAAGCAAAAGCACGAAGAGAAGAGGTTCGTAAGCTCCTTGATTACTATACAGGCACAGAAACTGAAAAATATATAGATGACTACTTTTCTGCTGATGCTTTTAGGGAAATTCCCTTGTATAATGCAAATTTCACCAAGAGATTCATCAATAAGATGTCAAGGATCTATACAGTAGGTGCTTCTCGTAGTGTAAGTGACTCATATGAATACCTTACTCGTAAAAAAGATGCAAGAATGAAACACGTTGAACGAATGACTCGTCTTGTGGGTACAGTTGCAACCCAGGTTGTTTACAGAGATGATCTTCCTAAGCCTTGCTTTGATTATAGACCTGTTTATTACTTTGATGTTCATATGCATGAAAATCCATTTAGCCCTGTGGCTATTACATATCCAATCTTAATGAATGTAAATGACGTTTCTTCTACCGAAAAATTGCAATATGCTTACTGGGATGCAGAAAGATACATACATTACAATGAAGATGGTATAATTATGAATGAATATGAGCATGGATATGGAGTTATCCCATTTGTGTTCACTCACAGAGAAGAGCAGGTTGATTCTTTCTTCGTTGAAGGTGCAAATGATATTGTTGGCTGCAATGAGCAGGTAAATATAACAATGACAGAGCTACAATTAGGCTTGAGATTCCAAATGTTTGGACAGCCATTCATTACAGGGATGTATGGGGATAAGAAATTAGAACGAGCAGGGAGTGATACAATACTTGACTTACCCGAAGGGTCTACTTTTGGTATTGCTGCTCCTGAAGGCGATATTCAAGCAGTAATTGAGTCTGTTAAATTCCAGTTGGACTTAGTTGCTCAGAATAACCATCTATATGTGTAGTTTGCTCAAGATGGTGGAGAAACTCCATCAGGAATTGCACTCAAGATTAAAGATTTAGAACGCTTTGAAGACTATCAAGACGATTTAGACCTTTATCGGATGTATGAGTATGATTTATATGATATTGAGAAAAAGATTGCA